AGGAAATCTTCATTCAGATGGTGGGACGATGTCTCACTGGCAAACTGGGCCGCTCGGAACGCTGAGCTTGCTGCCAGAGCTGCGGAAGCTGGATTTCATGGCACTCGTCATGACAGTGAGGTCGGTAGCTTTACTGTCACCTATGCTATGAATGCGGCTCCGGGCCATACCCTGGCAGCTTCTCAAGCTAGGATTGAAAAGTGGGGTTACGAGACTAGTAAGGCATGGCACCAAGCTCTGCCGAACTGTATCAACGTTGTGTACGGACCATGGCACAACATCGGCGGTGTTGCCAGCGACTACATCTATCACAATGATCCGGCCCTGTATGGCGAGACATTCTGGTTCAATGGTTGGATCCGTGGCATGATGGACTACGGTGGTCCTGGTTGCCGATTGCTCAATGCCGAGCCATGGTTCTACGATCCCGGTAGTCACATCAACAATGTTTCAGTACAGAACGCCCACCTGTACCAAACCCAGAACTCACTGGCAACGTTGGCTACGTACTTCACCCAAGCTGAGTGGAACAAGATCGGTCACAAGATCGACTTCGGTATGATGCACTTCCCCGGCACAGACATGGGTACCAAGGCCCCGCAAACTGGTACGTACAACGCAACCACCAAAGTCATCAACATGCCCGCTCATAACATGGCTTCTGAAGCGACCAACCGTCGCTATGCCATTATAAAGAATGCTACCAGTTGGGGCGTTTCTACGGCACCCAATGGCACAGATAGCATGGACTACTGGGTGGGTGTAATCGACGCAGACAACTTCTATCTTCACACAAGTAGAAGTGGACCTCTGTCAACAGCTCTTCAACTCAATCACAGTGGTTCCATCACAGTCGAAGAGTTCGATATTCATACCAGCTACTACCACACTGATGCTGGGAGCTTCCAACAGCAAGTAGATCTAGCTCGCCAGTATGGCATGGGCAGTCGAAGCGTGCTGTACACCTACGGCGGCACCCTAGAGGATTACACCTTTGTTGACTACTGGCACAGAGCCCCCACCCGTGGAGATGTGAACAACTACTTCATTGTCAACCCGTCGAATCCTCCAGGTGGGCACTTGCCTGCGCTTGCATCTATTAAGAATCGGACCAACCCCATCAACACGCAGGCACCTACCATCAGTCGGTACAGCGACGGTGCCCTGAACCTCGCTGATATGACCAACCTGGGCGGTGGCATCTGGCGTATCGGTGTGCGGGTGGCACACCCCAACGGAGTGCGAGGCGCAACAACCTTTAACCGAACCACTAACCCAACCCTTTCTGGTGATGGCGTCAAAGCCAAGCCGGTATGGGACCAAGGAGGCGGAAGTGCGACAGGGAACTTGGGCAATGCGTTCATGCGTTGCCAGATGGATGTTGCTGCCAGTCCTGGTGACCGTATCTTCGTGTTTGGCTACAGCGTGCATGATCAACGGAGGGGGATCGCCTTTAATATCCCCGGAGGCTCGCCACCTCCGCCCTCAGGAACTTCTTCGCTGTACCCGGACCGCAACGACAGCCGCATAGGCACTACCACCCCCAAAGCCAGCCTCACGGTGCTGGATACAGGTGGCACCGGCTTCACGGTGCTGAACACTGGCTCACTGCCCACAGTGAATGAGCCAGACGAGAACGGCACCATGCGCACCTGGCGTGTCTTTAAGGACCGTTACGTCAAGGGTGGCATCGATACCAGCCCCGGTGATACCAACAACATCATTATTGAAAACGTCTACGTAGAGAACAACCTCAACTGGTGGGGCAACATCGTCCACCGAGGCAGTGGCCGCATGCAGGTCCGCCGCAGCGTGATCGCACCACTGTTCGACCCCAATATCGTGGCAGCAACCGGCCAGGGTGAATCAGCAGTCAAGACCAGCGGTACTGGATCGGTGTGGGTGCATCATAACGAGATCATGCGGGTGGGGAACATCGTATTGACGTACAACCCGCTGGACCTCGTTGAGTGGAACTGGTTGCATTCAGCATGGACTGCCAAGGACAGCGGCGGTGGAGCAGTGCACCACGGTGGCTTCTTCTACTTGGGTGGCAGCACCACCGCTGGGCCAACTGCTCGGCACAATCGCATTGAAGTCAACAACCCGAACCCCTACAACGCCAGTACCAACCCCGACGGCTTCTTGAGTAGTGCGCATACCGGGCCGGTGTTGCAACAGTCCACCTTTGGTGATCCCATTACTCAGGTGACGCTGGATACCAACTTCTTCATGGGGAATATCGACGCTCGCTTCGAGTCCGGCACGAACTTCCACGTGAGGAACAATGTGTTCGGGCCATGCAATGGCTATACCACCAAGGGTGCTGGTGTAACCTTCGCCGAGTGGACGGGTAACGTTCAGGGTGATGTCAATGGCAACCCGCTCTCAACACCGGTACCGCAACCATAACGAGGAGCTCCAGCATGACCACACCGGGCGAACGCACCAGCAACCTGGGTCCGGCAGAACCCTGGGAAGTTGACGACGACGACGAGTTCCTCGTATTGGACAAGAGCGACACCACCAGCCCCCATGCTGGGGCAGGGGGTACGCTCAAACCCATTACCAGAGCCAAGGCTATTTCAGCTCTGCTGAACAAGCGTAGTCCTGCGGTACGGGTGAGTCTGCCGCTCCCCCAGCGGCTGTACCAAGCACAGAACCTGAATGCTCAGGCGTTCAGCTACAACCGCATGTGGACCAGCTACGACAGCGGAACGAACACATGGTTCTTGTACGTGGTTTACATCGACAAGGACCGTAAGCAGCGGGTTGCCCGCCGCAACTTGTTGATTGATGGTATCTATAACCTCGGCACTGGCTGGACTGCTGGCCTAGACCTGAGTTCACTGCTGACCGCTTACGCCACCGTAGACAAGAACGAACACCGCTTTATGAACGTGGCTCGTGACGGCGATGGTTACATTCATATTCTAGCACCGCTACGCAGCAACCAGGGCAACCTCACCGGTAGATACATCTGGTCAACTTCGGTGAATCCAAATCTTGGCAATATCTCGCAGTTCGCTGCTGGTAGTATGGACGGCACCAATGAAGCCAACATGGCCTATCCCATTTTCGTGCGGCGCAGTGACAACAAGCTGTTGCTGTTCTACCGAGAAAGTGTCGGCGGTAACGCTGGCGATGGCTATATCCGAGTAAAGCTGTACAGCCACAACGGCACCGCCCCCAGCAGTGGCAAATGGTCGATGCTGCACAACCCATTGGTGGATGGCCACAATGATGCCAACGGCGCTCGAGGCCCGTACCTGTGGAACATCATTCGAGACCGTCGCCCTGGGCACACCAGCCGCATTGGTGTGTTCATGTGTGAGCGGGTGCTGTCTACTGACTTCAACGAGAAGCTGGCATACTTCGAGAGTCTGGACGACGGTGTTACCTGGCAGAAGATCGATGGCACCGCCATCACGCTGCCGTTCACGTGGTCCACCCACTACACCGGGGCTGCCATAGTGGACAACATCACCGCTCAGAGTCCCAGCACTTTCATCAACCAGGGCGGTGCCTGCTATGACAGCAATGGCGTACCTCATGTGATCTATTACAAGAATGTCAGTGGCTTCATATGGCCACACATCAGCTACCACAACGGGACCACTTGGGTGAATAAAGCTCTCCCCCAATCAATGATTGGAATAGACCGTAGACCCACTATCATTCCAGATGACGCCGGCCACGTGTTCCCAGTATTCACACTGAATCTTGGCGGCCGTCAAGATTCTATTTGGGCAATGGACGCCACTAGTGGCACCGTACCGGCGGCAGGAGTAGAGCAGCCCCTGCTTGATATGGATGTCGGTAGGTGTGAGCTGGCTCATTGTGAAGTGGCCCTGCAAGATACCAAGCAGGCACTGTGGTTGGTGACCAATACCGGCAGTCTCGCCGATGATGACACCACCAGCCCAGAACTAGATTACCATCACCGAGGCTACATCTTGAATGCAGACATCAATCGTCTGCAACTGGTGACACAGGGCTTGGTGCAAGTACCAAGGTTCAAGATCTTGGCTTCAGTACAGTTGCAAACTGCTGGACCAGAGATTGTGGTCACGCAAACCACCGTGGGTGAGATCAGTCCATCTGTGATTCCGCTGGATGACATCTATGGTGGGATGCAACTGCATTTTCGGTATGTGGTCGGGGTCAAGGTAGACAGCGGCAGTACCATTACCTTGAAGTTAGCAGAGACCACTGACGGTGGCAGTCCGGCAACCACGCAAAGCGGTGACTTCAAAACCGCAAACACAACCTACGGCGTGCATGCCAGTCCGTGGATGCCGCTGCAAAGCCTAGATGGGGAGCTGCTCACAGGCTTCTTGAGCATGCACGCAGGTATCACCACCGGTAGTGGGGCGGGGTACATCAAGGGCGTGCTCCAGCTCTCTGCCTTTGAGCCGATTGGACGCTGATGAAACTGTACCTACCTGCCAGTGTCGGGGGCGTTGGAGCATACCAACAGCCCGTCACAGACCTTGACTCGGCCATTCTTGGTACGCTGGCTGATGCGGCGCTTGACCTGCCAGTTGCTACTGCCGCTGACGCTTGGGGTCGTCTTGCAGTCGGTTCTGCCGGGCAGGTGCTTGGAATCAACTCGGCTGCTACCGCCTTGATTTGGCGCAACCCACGGTTCTTCCCGAAGGCGATCAACCCCCAGACCAATACTACCTACACCTTCGCCGCTACCGATGCCGGTGTTCTGGTAACAATGAACAATGCGGCTGCTCAAACCGCTACTATTGACACCAACGCCAATGTAGCGATTTCTACCGGCACAGTTATTGAAGTTATGCAGCTTGGTGCTGGTCAGGTGACCATTGCCCCTGCTGGTGGTGTCACACTGAACGGCTCCGGTGCAACGCTCAAAATCCGTGCTCAGCACTGCAAGATCATGCTGGAGAAAATCGGCACCGATACCTGGCAGGCCACCGGCGAATTCGAGCTGTACGGTGGAAACATTTTGTTCGCTGGAAGTGGCAACGTCTCCGCTGGCACCCTCGGCACCGCCATCGCCGAGCTTGACACCGAGAAAGTGGCAGCTACTTCCTCCGGCAAGTTCCAGTTCATTGATCCCTACTCAACGGTGACCTCCACCCTGACAGACCAAGCCAATGCTGAGGCGTTCTACACCCAGGCCAACGGCATGATCCACTTGGTTGATCTAACATTGTTCCGCCAAGTGCGGCTGTTGGTGAGGGTAGGGACTGGCTCTGCCTCTACCAATACACCCCGGCTGCGGGTCCGCTACAAGACCGGAGCATTCTCTACAACGGTGGGTGCCTTCAGTGATATTGGCACCAGTGAGGTTTCGTGCTCCTTGACCACCGCCACCACCCTGGCCTCAAGCTGGATCGATCTTGCTGCCGGGGCCAAGGCCGATGTGTGGGTGGCAGTGACTCAGCTCGGTGGTGACTCCGGGGCCGATCCAGCTATCTCACTCGTGAACGTTCAATACAGGGATTAGCCATGGCCAGAGGCTTCGCACTACTGCTAGAAGACGGTACCGCCTTACTACTGGAGGACGGCACCGCCTTGCTCATGGAAGAGCCAGAGGCTGCTGAAGGGTTGGTCAAGGCTCAGGTCGGCTTTACCGTCAGCGTGGTCGGCCACAAAGAAGTTGCCGGGCAGTGCAAGGCGCAGGCTGGGTTCCCGGTCAAGGTCACCGGACAGAAGGGTGCGCTGGGCCAGATAAAGGCTCCGGCTGGCTTCAACGCCAAGGCATTGGGCAGCAGTGCCGTCAGCCCCACCATGCCCGCTATGCAAATCGGTTTTGCGGCCATGGCCTTTACCCCCGGCAGTAAGACCACCAACGGCAGCCTCAACGTACCATTCGGTATCTACGTCAAGGTCACGGGCACCAAACAGGCGGGCGCACCCGTAGTGGTGCCAGTTGGAATTCGCCCCTCCATAAATGCTGGAAAAAAATTCTCCCCGGTTTCTTCCCGACTACAAATCGGTCTTGTCTCTGGTAGCGAGGTCGAACCACGGTCCATCGACGTGGTTGAAGCTGGCATGACCGGCGGCCTGATGTCTGGCAGTCTGGCAGGGGTGCCAGATGAATTCGTAACCATCGGAAACTTGACTGCCGCTGGTATGGGGTCGGGTCTCACCACACCAGAAGGCCCCCGTAATGCCAACACATTCGGTACACTGTCCATCGGCGCCTTGACTGCTGGCACCACCGGCTTCCCAGAACACCACAACAGCAGCGGCATGCTCAGCACCGGCGCTATGGTGCACGCCCGTAGGCAGTTGACACCGATACGTATTGACGCTGAGCTACTGGATGTGCCACAAGCGGAGTTGCTGGCCCACCGTCGCACCGGGCAGCTAGTACCGTAGGAGCACCATGAGACAGATCACAATCTACAGTGGTACCGAGGAGATCATCAGCGCAGGTGTAGAAGCAGACAGTGAGCAGGTGCTGTTGGGTGCACCGATGTTCGCTTTCACCGAAGACGTTGAGGCAAAGCCTGGCCCTGCCGACTGGCATACCGGTGTGTGGGCCAGTGATGTCAAGTCAGTGGAGAATATCAACGGTGCTTGGAAAGAAGCTTACGTCGCCGATATCCTTGCCAGCGATGAGTCTGGTGGGGGTACGCTGAAGCTGCCCACTGGGGAGTCAGTGATCTGGCTTCAACTCAGCATGCCTGACGGACAGCGTCCACTGAAGCTCATCGGGAAGGTAAAGGTGCTGTAGTGGCAACCTGGCGAGAGCAAGTAGAAATCTGTGACCCGTGGGCGTTCTACGACTACAAGAAGGCATTCAGTAACAAGTCCGGGGCATCACCAAGTTGGCTGTCACCAAGCTGGATCCCCGAAGATGATCAGCGCCGCTTGCTGGCATACCACCTGCTGGACGATCTATGTAAGAACCGTGGCCGTAACTGGATGGATCCAGAGATCGAAGACGACAAGCGACAGGACCACCGTGAATACGGTGACCCCGGCATGGTGGTGGCAGCAGTACAAAGTTCCGTAGTGGGTGACAGCCAAACCATCATGGTAGAAGGCATGACCGAAGAAGGCGACGCCGGTGGTGACCGCACTACCCAGTTCGAGCTATTGAACGAGTGGATGGCCAAAGAACGCTTTTTGATCAAGCTCATGACCAACGAGACCAAGTGCAGCAAGCTGGGCGATATGGTCTACGTGCTGGGCATTGACGAGGTGACCAACCGACCACGGGTACGGTGCTGGGATCCTAGCTTCTACTTCCCGGTGTTGGACGATTGGGCCAATGAAGAAGACTTTCCGAAGACAGTGTACATCGCTTGGGAATACGAGAAGAAAGTCAACGGTAAGGACCGTAAGTTCCTGCGTCGTATGACCTGGCAGATCGTGGACACCGCTGACCCTCGTGACTACCCTTGGAATACTGCTCCCGTCAACCGTACCTGTATGTTTGAAGAGTTGGAGTGGGACATCGAGAACATCACTGACACCGGCTTGGTTGATTTGAGCCGTGGTGCTGCCGTTGAGATCCGGCCCCTGACCGACATGGAAATCGACTTCCTGCCAGTAGTGCATATTCCGAACTTTCCTGCCGAGGATGAACATTGGGGCACCAGTAGCCTAGCCTTGGCCATGCAACTGTTCGATGACTTGTCCAGCACCGACACCGACTTGCAGGCCGCTAGTGCCACCACCGGCAGTCCCCCGCTGGGTGTAGAAGACGCCAGCATCCAACCCAACAGCGACGGTGAGATTGAAACGTGGGGGCCGGGCCAGGTGTTCGGTGGCAAGGTCAGTGTGGTGGACACCAGCCGCAGCCTGGACGCTCTACTCAAACTCAAGGAAGCCCTCCAGGAGCGAGTTGAAGTCAACCTACGGGTACCCAAGACCCTCATCGGTAGGGTGGACCCCAGCAAGGTTGAAAGCGGTATCATTCTGACGCTGAGCTTCCAACCTCACAGCAACATGATCAGGCAGATGCGTCTGGTCCGGCAGGACAAGTATGACCTCTTGCTGAAGTTCGTGTGCAGGTTTTACGTGCAGTTGGGCGGCTTGGCCGTGGTGCACCCCTGCCACCTGAAGTTCGGCAGTTACCTGCCCGCTGACCGTAGTGAGGTTGGCGAGATCGTGCGGGAGGGTATCACTGCACACAGCATGAGCATTGAAACAGCAGTGGCCCTGATGGTGGAAGCGGGTTACCCCATCGATGACGCCAAGCTAGAAGCGACCCTCATCGTGCAGCAGAACTATGAGGCTGCCAGTAAGGCCCTGGACGCCAGCGGTGACGTGAACTTCAGCCGTGAGTTGCTGGGCCTGCCACCCGTAGACCTCGAAGACCTCGGGCTGGAGGCAACCAACCCGGAGGAGCCACCCACCAACGTGCCACCGGGCCTTCCGTTACCACAGTAAGGCTTGCACACACATCAAAATGATGTACCCTAGCAATCGACCAGCACAGGCTGGAAGACACAGGAGAACAGTATGAGTGGTGAGTCAGAGTCCCAGGAAGAAACCTCCGAAGAAGAAGAAACCTCCGAAGAGGAAAAGAAGAAGAATCCCCTGGGGCTGACGCCTGCGCAGCAAGCTGCGTTCAATCGGCAACTGGCTCGTGAAAAGCGTGACGGTACTGCCGCTGGTCGGCGTACCCTCATGGAAGAGCTGGGCATCGAAGATCCAGACGAGTTGAAGACTATGCTGGAAGATGCCAAGCAGCGCAAGCAGGACGAGACTTCTGAACTTGACCGGCTCAAGGCTGAGAATCAGAGGCTCAAGGACGACCAAGCCAACACCAAGGCAGAAGCAGCCAAGGCTCGGTTAGAAGCAAAGATCGAGCGTGAGCTGATCGGTGAAGGTGTCCCGGCCAAGTCCGCCGGGAAGGTTCGTGCTATGGTAGGTGAGTTGAAGCCAACTGCTGACGACGAAGAGATCGCCGAAGCAGTTGGTGACCTCAAAGAGGAATTCCCCCACCTGTTCGAAGCAACAGGAGACCCTGACCCCAACAAGAACGAAGGTGAAGACATGGATCCAAAGACCGGACTGCCGAGGGTGGGTCGGGTTCCGGCAACGGATCCTGGCCGTGCTCCACGCAAGCCGACCCCCAGCGGGGACAAGCAGAAGCAGGCCACAGACCTGTTGCACAAGCGGAACCCCTATCTCGTCGAGAACAAGTGAGGAGGAGTTAAATGGCTGGCACGAACATCGCCACCACAACCGAAACTTTCAACAAGGCAAGTGACAAGTCGTGGATCCGTACCCGTTTGGGTTTGGACACCATGATGCCCATCATGCTGGACATCAGTAGCTTCGATGCCGAGCACGTAGCAGGCGGGTACATTCCGAGTGGTATTGCCCTCGGGATCATCACCGCAACCGGCAAGTACGGTCCCTACAACAATGCCGCACTCGACGGAACGCAAGTCATGGTAGGCCACCTCTTCGAGGAAGTCAAGGTCGTCGACAAGGCCACTGACGTAGACGTGGGTGCGGCGTTGTTCTGGTTTGGTGTGGTGCGGGCTGCTCGTCTCCCGAACTTCACTGGTACCGGCAACAACATCGGCGAAGCAGACGCCAACGGCAAGGCCGACGTCGCCGCATGGATCCGGTACGAGTAGAGGAGGCTGAGCAATGCCGAACATTGTCTACGACCTCGTCGATCCTCAGCTCTTGATCAACTACGCAAGAGCTTTCGACAACGAGGTCCTACGAGCACGGTTCACGCTGGACACGTTCCTGCCGAACCGGAACATCGAGGATCTGGAGTACCGGATTCGACAGGGCACCATCACGGACGTGGACACGGCGGAATACCGTGCGTGGGATACACCGGCACCCATGACAGGGCGTCCGGGAGTGACCCGCATCCGTGGGGAACTTGCCCCGGTCAGCCGCCAGATCCCACTCGGTGAAGAAGAATCCCTCCGGCTGCGTGCACTGGAGCGGGGCAACAACGATCCCATCATCGACGCCGTCTACGACGACGTGGAGCGTATGATTCGTGCTGTCCAGGCTCGTGTGGAACTGGCCCGAGGGCAACTGCTCTCCACTGGGACCGTGGTCATCAACGAGAACAACCTCACCCTTACGGCCAACTTCGGCCTGCCTGGCGGTCACAATGTCAGCGCCGGTACCGTGTGGACCAACACGGGTGCGGCAACTCCCCTGACCGACCTGCTCACCTGGCAGGATACCTACATCACCGACACGGGTACGGCCCCCAGCACCCTGCTGATGAGCATGGCCCGCTTGGGCAATCTGTACCTGAACGCTGAGATGCGTGCGGCTGCGGCTGCGAACGGCACCACCCCGGCACGGATCAACCGTGACTTGGTGGACGCCATCTTCGCTGCCAATGGCCTGCCGCCCATCAGCACCTACGACGTGATGGTCCGGGTGAACGGTGTGCAGACCAGGGTGTGGCCGGTAGACAAGGTGGCATTCCTGCCACCGCCGGAGGAGCCTATCGGGAATACCTTCTATGGCATCACCGCAGAGGCAATCAAGCTGCGGAGCAAGGGCATGATCGAAGGCGACGCCATGCCGGGCGTGGTGGCAGTCGTCACGGAAAACGATCACCCTGTGCAGACGTTCACGGTTGGTACTGCCATCGCATTGCCGGTGCTGCCCAACCCGAACCTGCTCTTCGTCGCTGACGTAGCATAAGAAGTGGGGGTGGGCGGTTCAAACCGTTCGCTGGCCTGGTCACGGCACCGTCCACCCCCGCACAACCCAAGAAAGGAACCAAATGGCAGACAGGCGGCTAGCAACCCCGACCACCCTGACCAACCCCAACTCTGGTGAGTCCACCACATTTCAACCCGGCACTGCCGAAAGCGAACTGCCGGACTGGGCCGAAGGCAAGATCGACAACGATTCGGCGTGGGTCAAGGCCGGTGCTGTTGACGAGGAATCCGAAGAGGACTTCACAAGTGCTGGCAGCACCTACGAGAACATGACCGTGCAGGAACTTGTGGACCTCGCCCGTAGTGAGGGCGTAGACCTGCCTTCTTCGGCTCGGAAGGCTGAGATCATCGCTGCCTTGGAGGCAGCAGATGCCAGCGACAACGAATGAACTGACCTACGCCCGTAGCTTCATCGGCAACACGGAGACAGACGATGTCTTCAACGAGCGGGTAGACCGCCTTGCCGATGCCTTCACCGGCAGTCGAGAAGAACTGTTGGTGGTGGCCATTGAAGAGAGCCTGCGAGCACAGCTTGCTGCCTTGATGCTGGACCAGCCGAGCCAAGCCTCGGTTGGTTCAGTGTCATACGGCCAGCAAGTGAACATTCAGGAGCTGAGCAAGCAGCTTGCTGACTTCCGTACCACCAAAGGTTCAGCACGGCTGACTACAGCCCGGTTGGTGCGCCAGCGGGAGCGGTAATGCCTCAGCGAGCTGAAGACCTCGCAGAGGATATGACGTTCAGGTTTGTTGACGAACAGGACGAGCTCCTCAAGTTCCAACGAGCCATCATCCAGGCAGCCGGACGCATCCAGTCCATGCCCAAGGCGTTTTTGAACACTGGCGTCGTTCGTACCAACCGCCGCATGCGTCAGTTGAATGTTGACCTCCGAGATTATTCTCGAAAAAAATTCTCAGAGATCTTTCTGGAAGGTGCGAGGTCGATTGACCCCACGTTCAGGCCCACCAAGCAGGACAACGCCATCATCACACGGGCAGCCCTGGACCAGTACACCAAGCTGCGGGGTGCAGTAGAGCACGTCCCGGTAGAGGCCCGCCGCTTTATGGAAATGGTGCGCAACGATACCGGCGAGCGCAGGCACGACCTGGGCATCAAGTACAACTACGTGGAAACTCACCCTGAACTTACCATCCGCAAGCGTGGCATCAAGGCCATCAGCTACAAGGACGGTAAGAAGTACACCCTGGGTGACTACGGCAGCATGATGACCCGCACCAATGCCAACCGCATCTACAACTTGGGGGCAGTACAGGCAGCCAAGCAAGCCAGCGCCAAGGGCAATCCCATTACACACTTCGTAGTGAGTGACGGCCCAAGCTGCGGCTGGAGCTACCACGACGACCCCGACACTGCCGACGGCAAGGTAGTCACCATTGATGACGCCGCCCGCTATCCAGTAGCCCACCCCAACTGCGTCCGGCAGTTCAGCCCAGCCACCAAGGAGCAGGTCAAGAAGCAGGAAGACAAGGACAAGCGCCGAGCCAGGGAACAGCGTCAGCGGTTGGCCAAGGCTGCTGCTATTGGCATCACCAGTGTGGCCGGTGCACTAGAAGCTACCAACCTGTTGGCGAGCAGCTTGGAGCATATCCAGAAGAGTGAGTTCTTCCACACTGCTATTGAACGCATGACAGTGCAGGCCCTCAAAGGTGACCTGTTAGCTCAGAAACTTATCTTCAACCTGAACAGGCTGAGGGACTTCTTCGGTAAGGCAGGCAGGCCCCTGGCCCCCGTACTCCGAGGTGTGAGTGAAGCTGGGCAGGCCATTGGGTTGCAGGGGCCGAGTGACTTCCCGCTCAACACCAAGTTCAAGTTCTTTAGCAACATCTACCAGGGCACCGTCAACACTGTCAAGAACTTGCCTGAGGTGTGGGAGGATGTGCGGGTCTACGCTGATGGTTTCATGGAGGGGTTGGGGGTCAAGAACATCCCCGGCTACATCAAGAAGTTT